AGAAAGAAGAAACTAAATCGGAAAGCAAAGAAGAAAAGAAAGAAGAATCAAAGTCAGAGGAGAAAAAAGAGGAGAAGAAGGAAGAATCTAAAGAAGAAAAGAAAGAGGAGAAGAAGGAAGAAAAGAAAAAAGAGGAAAAAAAGAAAACAGTAGCAAATCCAATGATGATGGCATCTGATTTGGCTGGTACGGAAGATGCGGAAGGTAAGTATGCTGTAATGATGAGTGTGGGTGTATCTAAATCTTCATTGATGGGAGATAAATCATATTCAGCTACCGCACTTATATGGAGTACCCTAAATCAATTTGCTTTAAGTGGTGGTATTACAAAGATGGATTTTGAGAACGGACAATTGAACGCAATACATTCATACGGAACTACATTTGCATATCTTAAAGGAACTATAATGAATCTTAACGGATACACTTGGATTAAACCTCACCCTAAATACGGAACATTTGGATACAATGTTGGTATAATTACTTTAATGATGCAAAACGCAGTTACTGGAGGATATGATGTTAGTTTAAGTTCATCTGCAGTAGGATTTTGGATGAAACCATTTCCTTATAGTAGAAAGGTTACCCTAACTCCGCAAGTATTTGTAATGCAATCTCCATTAGCTTGGAATACTGTGACTGGTGGAAGTACTGTAAGTAGAATACCGGGCGCAATGGTAGGATTGGGATATGATTACAAAATAAGTAAAAGATTTGGATTTTCAGCATCTTATAAAGCAGCAATGTCCTTTGGGGATAGTTTTTCTTTATTAAATAATATCCAAATCGGGTCAAAAATGATATTTTAGAATAAATCAATATTTATACACATAAATCAAATACATTATGAAAAAATTGTTGAACTTTAAGAATATAGTAATCGCAGCATTGATTATATTCGTTTTATTGGAGTGGTTTAACCCAGGTGGAGTTATGCCAGGTAAGAAAGTATTCATAGCTGGTAAGGCTTATGAAGTAATTAAGCACGAAATCGATACGGTTGATATAGTTAAGACTAAAGTAGTAACTAAGAAAGGCGAAGATATCTATCATGAAACAATCGTAGAGAAAGAAGTAATCATCCCAGCGGTTATTGATACTATGGCTTTATTAAAAGATTATTATTCAAAGGTATTATATAAGGATGTATTAGTATTGCCTGATTCATTAGGAACTGTGGCTGTAACTGATACAATCTCACAAAACAAAATATTAGGTAGAACTTTTAATGCAAATGTTAAGCAAAGAACTATCAAAGAAACTACAATCGTAAAAGAATTACCTAAGACTAAAGTATTCTATGGTTTAGAGGGTGGATTCAATAAAGCAGATTTTGTAAGTTCAGTAGGAGCTGGTGTTTTAATCAATACTAAGAAAGATAAGATATACCAATTAGGTTTGGGTGTTACTAATCAAACAACTGATGGTACAAATGGTGGATTCACTCCATATGTAAGAGGTGGTGTTTATTGGAAACTTAAATTAAAGAAATAAAATGATAAAGCTTACTCAATTAAACGAAGCATCTGAAATAAAATTCAAAGAATTAAAACCTATTCAACAAAAACAGGTTGTGGCATTTCAAAAAGTAATTGGTGCAGACCATTCTCAAATTTTTTCTGGTATTCACGGAATGGTTGTAGATATTCCAGCAGATGGTAACTTTGGAAGTGGTTATCGTTTTGGAGCTGATACTCTTAAAAAATTATTAGCATTAAAAATTCGTTGGGTTGAAGCGGATGGTGATTTAATTTCAATAGGATTTTAATATGATAAGTTTAAAAAATATACTAAACGAAACAGCTAGTAAAGAAGCAATGGGAATTGCTGGATTTACTGGTACTCGTGGAATTGCAGTACAAAAATTTATAGATGATTTCAATTTGAATGCTAAGCAACTTTTTAACTTTATAGCTAAAGGAAAGTTAAAAGATAGAATGGACTTCGCAACAGCAATAAGTGGAAGACCGGGTAACAAATATCAAGGTAACTTTGTAGGTATGTTTGGAGAAAGTATAGTAACCGAAGCATCATTCCAAAAAGGTAAAACCTATGGTGGAACTAAATGTGAAGGTGGTTGCTTTATGGGTAAAGAAGGTTTAAAGAAAATAATTAAAATATCCAAAGAATTACCTAATAATGTTTTTATGTTTAGGGATGATAACTACTCTGGATTACAACCACACTTTATTAAGAATGGTGTAGTTGCTAAAGCAAATACAATTGGTAATCCATCTTACGATTTAGAAAGACATAAAGTAAGAAATTTAAATATAGGTAAAGATGTAATTCTTTCTGTTAGATTATTTGAAGGAACTACTGAATCTATAAAAGAAGCTAAATCGGATTATCCCGTATATCACTTCACATATTCAGCAGCTATCAATACTGCTAAAGAGTATGCAGAAAAGAAAGGATATGAAGTAGATGATGAGGATTCATTTAGAAAGATAGGAATGGGCCCTAGAAAACCATCTGCTGGAAAAACAAATAGATTCTCAATTGAATTAACTAAAGGTGGTAAACCACAAAAGAAGTTATTACATATTCAGGTTTATAATATGGGAACTTTCAAAAGAGATAATTCAGATGGTTCTTATACTAAGAGTTTACACGGTGGACAGGATAGATATGAACTAAACGCTTATATTAACTAATGAAACTCTCAGAATGCATTATCGTATCTAAAGAAATTAACGATAAATTTATCTTAGCTAAGAATAGAGATAGAGCTTATAATCCATCTTTAGAAATAGTACATACTATCATTGATGGTGTGGAAGTTGCATATCTGCACGATTTAGTAACTGATTGGAGTGAGGGTTTAAATGAAAACGGAATAGGTGTTGTAAACTCAGCACTATTAGTTGGACACGATGAAGCTGAACATAAGATTGTAAAGAAGGGTGGTAAACCTGGACCTGATGGTGACAAGATGAGAAACATCATTAAGCAACCTACCTTAATGGATGCAGTAAGAGCTGCACTATCATATAAGGGCAAGAGTGGATTATCTTTGAAAGGTCATACATTTGTATCATCTACAAAACATTTGGTTAGTATTGAAACTACATCAAAGCATAAGCCTGATGTTAAACTTCAAAACTCCGAATCACCTGTTGTTCGTACAAATCACGGACATATGTTCACAGATGCTGGATACACAAGTGGTGAAAAATACTTAAGCTCAAAATTGAGAAAGATATCAGCAGAGAAATCAGTTGATAAAGTAGAAGATTGGAAAGAAATAGCACAAGCTATGAGAAAGGAATACTTCCCAACTAAACCTCAATTGAATATGAAAAGAGACACTGAAGAAATGTCTACTTCTTCACAAACGGTAATGAATCTGACAGACCGTATATTACAAATAACCTACTTTAAAGGTAAGGTGGATGAATTCAAAGGTATTAATAGACAATTGCCTGAAGGATATCAACCAAAGATTACAATCGAAGTAATCCCAGTTTAATTTCAACATTTTAATAGAACCATATTTATATACATACAAAATGTAAATATATTAATATGTCAAACGATTTCGAATTATTTCCAGGTAAATCCCTAAATGGGTTATTTCAGGATATATACAACAACCAAGTACATAAGAAAGCAAGAATCAGCGATTTAATCAATGATTTAAAAAATATGGTTAGAAGTCCAAGCGATATGGGTAACTTAGGACCATTAATCAATTCACTAATAGATAGTTCAATTAGAAACGATGACCATTTGGTTAAGTTAGCGGCTATTGCAACTAAGATTGTAGCAGCTGATAAAAAGACTGAAGGACAAGAAGGATTCCTATCACCATTTGAGAAAGAACAATTACTTAGAGATTTGGAAACTACTAAAGAGGAAGTTGAGAGAGTGGATGATTTGGAATTTGAAATGGAGGAGTTAAAAAAGAAAATGAAGTAATATGGGATTACAAAATTCAAGCGTATCAGCAGTACAAGCAGCACAATCGGCAGGAGTAGATGGTGCAAAATCGCAAGGTGTAGTTTATAGTGTAATATTAGATGAAACACATCCTTATTTAAAAAATAGAGAAGATACTAAAAATAAAGAATCTATTTTTATTGGAGCAATTCAATATAGATTGACAGGTCAACCATCAAGTGATGAAGCGAGTTTACCTATTGCTTATCCAATAGATAAAAATTTAAAAACACTACCAGTAAAAAATGAATCGGTAGAGATTATAAAAGGCGCTGGTGGTACAACGTATTATAAAAGAATAGGACCTGAAGTATCGCCATTTGTAGATGCTGACCCAAACAATATATCCAAATTATTTAATCCAGTAGAAGCAACTGAAAATAAATCAAAAGAATACGCTAAAGTACAATCTACGGGAATCGCTAGAAGTAATACAGATGAAACTTCAAAATATAATGGATATGGCGATTACTTTACATATGAAAAAGGTATTCACAAATTAAAATTATGGGAAGGTGATACTTTATTTGAAAGTAGATTTGGACAATCAATTAGATTTTCTGGATATAATAACGATGTAAAGAAATATTCGCCAGCAATCATAATAAGAAATGGTGAGAATGCAGATTCTAAAAAATTATTAGAAAATGAAGTAACTAAAGAAGATATAAATAGAGATGGTAGTATAATAGCTATGACATCTGATAAATTTCAATTAGGATTTGTTCCAGGTAAAGTTGATGATAAGGGTAAAGGTGATTTTGAAACAAAGCCTGAATCTTTTGAAAATTATCCTGATAAGTTGGTTGGTGACCAACTACTTTTAAATTCAGGTAGAATAATTTTATCAGCAAAGACTGGTGAAATGATGTTTTACTCTAAAAAGAATTATGGATTTATTTCAGATGGTGCAATGTCTATTGATAATAAAGGTGGTATTGATATAAGCGTTAAAGATAATATTCATATTGTAACAAACAATAGAGATTTTGCAATTCATAGTGGTAAGGGTTCTATATTTTTAGGAGATGTTGAATTAGAACCATTGGTTAAAGGAAAGAAGTTAGTTGAACTATTAGCAGAACTATTAGATGCAATAGTTGCACAAAATTACTTAACACCATCAGGCCCATCTAAAATAGGACCTGAAAATTTACCAACGTTTAGTAAAATCAAATCCAAACTAAATGATATTTTAAGTAAATTAAACCAAACATCTTAATATGGAAAATTTAAGTGAACAAGCATCAAACGCAGCTGGAAATGCACAAGCAACCGCAACAAACGCAGCTGGAAATGCATCAGCAGCAGCATCAAACGCAGCTGGAAATGCATCAGCAGCAGCATCAAACGCAGTTGGAAATGCAACATCAGCTGCAACAAATGCGGTGGGTGATATACAATCAAAAATACCAAAACCACCTGCAGTACCACAATTACCTAAGTTACCAAACGTACCACAATTACCTGGTGTTCCTGAATTTAAACAAAAAGAATTACCAGTACCAAAGAAACTTAAAAATAATAAATTCAAAGATAAGTTAGCGGCAGCTGCAGCTAAAGCAAAACAATTAGTAGCAAAGGGACAAGCAGCAGTAGCTGGGGCTCAAGAAAAAGCACAAGCAGCTATAACTGGGGCTCAAGAAAAAGCACAAGCAGCCGTAGCAACTGCACAAGAAAAAGCTCAAGCGGCCGTATCAACTGCACAAGATAAAGTAAAACAAGGAATTGCAAGTGCAGAAGAAAAAGCAACTGCTACTGCAGAAAAAGCTAAACAAAGTGTAAAGGATGAAATTAAAAAGGCTCAAGAAGAAAATGGTGGCAAACCATTGACAGAAGTAGAAAAAGATAAAATTACAATTAACAAAACAACAGAAATTGCTGAAAAGGATGCAAAGCCAACGCAAGATGCAGCTAAAGCAGCTATTGAAAAATCAAATCAAACCATAGGTGAGCCTGATTTAACTGAACCTCAAAAATTCGTAGAAACATATGAAGGTTTAGATACGGGTAAAAAATTCTATTTGTATATTGAACGAAACAAAAAAGGATTTTATATAACAAGTGCATACAAAAATCAAAATAAAACAGGATTTATAACTGGTACTTCTTTTACAAATATATATCCTGATAGAGCTATTAACACACTTCAAGGACATATAGATACCTATTTAGATGTTTAAAAAAATTAATTATGTCTTGGCAAACATTTAAAGATAACATATTAAATCTTTCTAATAGTCCAGAAAGTATTGCGGATGTAGATATTGTAGCAAAAACATATGCTAATGAATACGATGCTGCAATTAAAAGAGGAAAGGATTCACTTCATCAAATATCTTTACAAAAAGGAAATGTTGAAGCTATGACTCAATTATTCAAAGCAGCTTTATTAAAAGGACAAACATCAACTGCACCATATGATTTGGTTGGTGAGATGGGTAAGGGTGTAATTGCATATTGGAGTGGGGCAACGATGAATAATTTTCCAACACCTATAATTCCAGCAACGGGAGCAACTTCAAATGTTTCTGTTGTAACTAATATAGTAGTTAATCCGGGTCAATGGACTCCACCAATAGCATCTCCATCAATACCAACGCAAGATTCGGTTGATGCGGAAGAAGCAGCTGCTGTTGAGAGGGATATCAATGAAGAATATCCAATGAGTCAAGCAGCATACGAAGCACAATTTGAAAATGAGGAAGATGCTATGGCAAATAATAGTCAAGTTACTGAAGCAGAAGCTTTAAATTCAATCAAGGAATATAAATCTGAACTTAATAATTCTGATGATGATGGTGTAGTATTAGGGGAAGACCCACCACTTGGAGAAAGCGGAAGTCTTGATTTTGGTACTGGGCCCGTATCAGTAGCAAGTACTAGTGGTACTAGCGGTGCTAGTGGCGGTGGTGGTAGTGATGGGCCCGATAAACCAAAACCGGTATTAGTTGGAAAGGGTGATGAAGCTTTATTTAAGAAATGTGGTAATGGACATTGGCCGGCAAAAGGTACTCCGGGTAATTTTGAAGTAAGTACTACTGAAAAAGGAAAATGTCCTAGATATTGGTATAAAGTTAATAATGATTATTTAAAAGCTAATTGTACTGAAATAATGTTCCCAACTAAAAAAGGAAGTTCTAAAATAATGGTTCATAAAAATTTAGCAGCAATTATAAAGCCCGCAATAGAAAAGATTAAAGCACAGGGTTTACAAAAATATATTGAAAATTGTGCCGGCGGACTTGCAGTTAGAAATGTAACTTGTGGAACCCGATTCTCAAACCATGCATGGGGAACTGCTATTGATATGAATACTTCTGTTTATCCGTATGGATATAATTTTAAAGATGATGGTATATATAGTGGTAAGACAAAAGTTAGAGACCTGAATGAATTTGATAAAGGATTTCAACAAGTGGCAGCAATATTCAAATCACAGGGAATGACGTGGCTAAGTAGAAATGACCCAATGCACGTTTCAATATATGAATAAAAAACTATAATATGTCAGTAATTCCACCAACAAAAAAAACATCTGTTATAGTAGATGATTTTATATCATATGCTACACTACATCTATCTACTGTGAGTGGTGTTATAAATACAGTATCATTATATCCACCGATTGGAACTCCGGGACCTGGTATAATAAATTGGACTGGATATATGGTTACTCCAGCAAAACGTGGAGAAGCTGGTGATTTTGATTCCGAAGAAGCGGCAGTAATTGAAAGAGATATAAATGTAGAATACCCAGCTAGTCAGGCCGCTTATGAAGCTCAATTCGCAAGTGAAGAAGATGCTATGGCAAATAACAGTCAAGTTACTTCAGAAGAAGCTTTAAATTCTGTCAAAGAGTATAATGAAGAAGTTAATCAATCCGGTGATGATGGCGTAATATTAGGAGAAGACCCACCACTTGGAGAAAGTGGTAGTCTTGATTTTGGTACTGGGCCCACATCAGGAACAGCAGGTACTAGCGGTGCTAGTGGTGGTTCTGGTGCAGGTACGCCGGATAAACCAAAACCACAATTAGCTGGTAGAGGTGATGAGGCTTTATTTAAGAAATGTGGAAGCGGTCATTGGCCAGCAAAGGGTTCGCCTGGTTCATTTGAAGTACAAACAACTGAAAGTGGAAAATGTCCTAGATATTGGTATAAGGTTAATAATGAATATTTAAAAGCTAATTGTACTGAAATTATGTTCCCAACTAAAAAAGGTGCTTCTAAAATAATGGTTCATAAAAATTTAGCAGCAATCATAAAACCAGCTATTGACAAAATAAAAGCACAGGGTTTACAAAAATATATTGAAAATTGCGCAGGTGGGTTGGCAGTTAGAAACGTAACTTGTGGTACTAGATTCTCAAATCACGCTTGGGGAACTGCAATAGATATGAACACATCTGTATATCCATATGGTTATAATTTTAAAGATGACGGGATATATAGTGGTAAGACAAAAGTTAGAGATTTAAATGAGTTTGATAAAGGATTTCAGCAAGTTGCTGCAATATTTAAATCACAGGGAATGACATGGTTAAGTCGTAATGACCCTATGCACGTTTCAATATATGAATAGAAATATAACCTTTTCAGGTTAAATCTCAAAAATACTTAATTGAAATATTTATAAACATAACAAAACAATATATGGACACAGATAAACTATTAAAAGCTATACAAATCCTTATAAAAGAGGAATTGAAGGAGCAATTACCTGCGTTAATCAAAGAATCCGTACAAAAGGAAGTAAAAAGATTATTAAGCGAAGGTAGACAACCAGTACAACCTAAAAATACTGGATTATCAATGGCTAAGGCTATGATGGAGGATGAACCAATTCAAGAATCAGTTCAACAAAAAGTAGCACCACAAAAAACATTTAGCAAAAACCCAATGATTAACCAAATCCTAAATGAAACAAGAGGTGGAATTCCACAAGGAGATGGTGGGTATAGAACAATGAATTTTGGACAAGGTGACATGGGTTCACTTGTAGGTGGTACTGCATTAGCTGAAAAAATGGGTTATGGTGAAATGGCTAAAGGACCTTCTCCAACTGGATTGGGTGTGAATACTGGAGTAGCTGAAATAGATAAAGCTCTGAATAGAGATTATTCAGAACTTGTAAAAAGATTTAAAAAGAAGTAATGGCAATTGTATTAGGACAAAAATTAGTACAAGATACTAAAAAGTATGAAGATTATGCGATAGGTATATCATTGCCAATCCAAATCGGTAATACTGCGTTCAATCAAACCTTTACAACTAATGAGCAAATAAAATCAAATGTAAAAAATTTACTATTAACCAAAAAAGGTGAAAGAGTAATGCAACCTAATTTTGGTAGTGGTCTTCAAGAATTACTTTTTGATTTTAATGATGATACTTTGCCTGGTAAAATTGAAGATGCAATAACAATTGCATTGGAACAATGGTTACCATATGTTACAATAGAACAAATAGATGTAGAAAGTACAAATAATAATAGAGATAATAACTTAGTTAATGTGTCTGTTACTTTTGGATTATTAAATCAACCTGATTTAAATACTGTATCTTTTACAATAGCCGCTTAATAAATAAAAAATGGGAATAACTGTAACAAATAAAAATTTTAAAAATAAAGGAAAAGATATAAAATATCTTGATAAAGATTTTATTGGATTTAGAAATAATCTAGTAGAGTTTGCAAAAAGCTATTTCCCAAAAACATATTCTGATTTTAATGAATCATCTCCTGGTATGATGTTTATTGAGATGGCATCTTATATAGGTGATTCTCTATCATATTATATTGATGATACATTAAAAGAATCATTGATGGTATATGCTGAAGATATAAAAAGTGTATTAGCATTATCTCAATATTTAGGATACAAACCAAAGGTATCATCGCCAGCAATTACAACAATATCGGTGTATCAGTTAGTTCCATCTATTGGAATCGGAGTAAATAATTTACCTGATACAAAATATTTTTTAAGAATCAAAGAAGGATTACAATCAGCATCAACAAAAGATGGTATATTATTCAGAACAACAGACGCTGTTGATTTTTCCGATGAAAATGGTAGAGAAGTTAGTGTTTATCAAAGAGATTCTGCAACTGGAGAACCAAGCTTTTATTTAATTAAAAAATATGTACAAGCAATATCTGGTGAGTTGGTAGAGAAGGCAGTTACATTTGATTCATATTCTCCATTTGAAAAAATAGTATTAGATGAAACTAATGTTATTCAAATATACGATGTAAGAGATAGTGGTAATAACAAATGGTATGAAGTACCATATTTGGCACAAGAAATGGTTTTTATAGATGTACCAAATACAGAAGTAAATGATGCAGATTTATATCAATTTAAAACAACTGTACCATATATTTTAAAAACAATAAAAACTCCAAGAAGATTTGTTGCAAAAGTAGATGAAGAAAGTAGAACTGTTATTCAATTTGGCGCAGGTGATTCATCGGCATCGGATGAGCAATTAATTCCAAATCTTAAAAATGTTGGATTGGGATTACCAAACTCTATTAGTAGATTAGAAGAATCATTCGACCCAACAAACTTCTTAAAAACAAAAACATACGGAACATCGCCATCGGCAACAACAATGACTGTTAGATATTTAATTGGTGGTGGTGTTAAATCAAATGTAGCAACCGGTCAATTGACTAGAATTAATAAAATAGAATTTGAAGAAGATACACAAGCATTGACTGATAGTGAAAGAGCAATTTACGAAGCAACAAAAAACTCTGTAGCGATTGATAATGAAGTAACCGCTGCAGGTGGTAGAGGGGGCGAGACTGTTGAAGAAATTAGACAAAACGCTTTAGCAAACTTTGGTTCTCAAAATAGAGCAGTAACAGCAAAAGATTATCAGGTAAGAGTTTTATCTATGCCTGCAAAATTTGGAGCAGTTGCAAAAGCATACGCTGTAGCTGATGGTACAATAGATAATAACTCACCGGCATCCATATTAGCATCGCCTAATAATTTGCAAGAATTTACTGATTTAGTAATGAGTTTTGTAAATATGCCTGATAGTGAAGAACCATCTGAGCAATCGGTAAAAGAAGATATTACACAATATTTAATTGGAAAGACTTCAAATGAAAATGAAAAGAATAACCCATTTGCAATTAATTTATATTTGTTAGGATATGATTTATTTGGAAGATTAGTACCACTTACTAGAGGCGTTAAAGAAAATGTAAAGACTTATTTAAATGAGTATAGATTACTAACTGATGGTATTAATATTAATGATGGATTCATTATAAACATAGGTATTGAATTTGAAATATCAGTTTATCAGAATTATAATAAAAGTGAAGTATTAGCAAAATGTATTGCAGAATTAAAAGATTATTTTAATATTGATAACTGGCAATTTAATCAAACAATAAATTTGAGTGAAGTTGAATTATTAATAGCAAATATAGAAGGAGTTTCATCTGTTCCAAGTTTATCAATAGTGAATAAATGTGGTGGTAAGTACGGACCAAATTCATATAATATAGAAGCGGCAACTAAAGCTAAGATTGTATATCCATCTTTAGACCCATCTATTTTTGAAATTAAATATCCGGATTCGGACATAAAAGGAAGAGCAAAATAATGGGATACTACTTTTTAACAGCATCAAAAGATGCAACGCTTTATCTTCAACAACCCAATCAAAATACTGGGCTTGATGAAATCTTAGAAATAAGTAAAATATATTATGGTAACATAAAGGATGTATCTCATACTTTAATTAAATTTGATTTGGGTTATATATCTAAATCAATCGTAGATAGTAGTATTGGATTTAATGATGCAAATTTAATTTTAAGAGAAACTCAAACAAATGAAATTCCATTAGAATATACAATATATGCAAATGCATTATCTGGTAGTTGGCAAATGGGTATTGGTACTCGTTTTGATAACATATCAACACAAGGTGTAACATGGAATTATAGAGAAGGTGATACTAACTTAGAATGGTTACAAAATAACTTTGCACCAAATACAACCGCTAGTATAAACAATGGAGTAGGTGGAACTTGGTGGACACAATACGCAGCTTCTCAATCATTTAATTATCAAACTTCTGATATTAATATGGATGTAAAATCTATGTTACAAATTTGGATGACTGGTTCTGTAAATGGTATTGTAAGACCAAATGATGGATTTATTTTAAAATATCCAACCGAAGTAGAATCCAATACAGAAGATTATGGTGTAATTAAATTTTTTAGTAAAGAGACTCATACGATATATCAACCAAAGATTAGAATAGGTTGGGATGACCAATTATATGTAACTGGTTCATTGACGGCATTAACTGCAGAAGATATTAAAATTGGTATTAATAATTTAAAGAAAGAATATAAACTAAATAGTATTGCTAAAATAAGAATATTTGGTAGAGAATTATATCCATTAAAAACTTTCTCTAATCAATTTTCATATAATACTCAAAAGTATTTACCACAAACTACATATTATCAAATAAGAGATTTTTCATCTAATGATATTATAATTCCGTTTGGCAACTATTCTAAAATAAGTTGTGATTCTGATGGAAACTATATAAAACTTAATCTATCGAATTGGGAAGCTGATAGGGTTTATAAAATAGAATTTATGGTTGAACAAAATGGTGGCTCTCAATATTTTGATGATAATATAACATTTAGTATAGCAAAGAACTAGAAATGATAAAAAGATTAATAAAGACAGGTTTACGAAATGAAGATAAAATATCAGAACTTTTAGTTAGTGGTTCATTGGCAATCAAAACTAAAAATGATTTTGGTGTTCATGTATTTAGTGGATCTGTTGCGACTGATGGTATAGTTTCTGGTAAATTAACAAAACCAAAATATAATGAGGTTGAAGTTATAAAATCAATAGATACTAATATTGTGGAATTAATACCAGTGGAAGCACCGGATTTACCACCAACAATATTACTTACATCTTATAATCAAGCTAATCAATTAATAGCAGATTTGACATTACAAGTTGAAAGATTAAATAATGTTACTCTTGATTTAGCATCTAAGGTTAAAGAATTAGAAATAGTAACCCAAAGTCTTGCAGTGGAGATTGATTCTAGAGATTTACTATTAGCTGTATCTCAAAACCAAACACAACAAGCAAATTCAAAGATAGAAAGTAGTATTGGTAGTTTACAAAACTCAATACAAAAAGCAACTGCAGAATCTATTCAAAGAGTTTCATTAAGTGCAAGAAATACTTCTTTATTACAAGAGAACGCATTATTGGGAGAACAACTTACATCAGCACAAGCGCAGATAGTAAATCTTAATCAAACAATAAATCAGATAAACACTCAATTGAATACTAACCAAACACAATTGATTGCAGCTAACCAACAACTTACAAATGCAACTACTAAGAAAAAGAAAATCATTTGTAACGAATTATACAATCAGGGTTACTTACCTCAACACATTTGGAACGCCGATGAAATTTATGGTGAGATGATGTATGAGAAAGACCCTCGTTTGGTATTAGGATATATGATGTGGGCTAGAAATGTAGTTAAGTATATGAAAGCTAAACCACAAAATACTAAGTGGATTTATATGATGGTAAAACCTTGGACTGAGCATATGGCTTATGAAGTGGGTACATTACCAAAAGATAATTGGATAGGTAAACTTATTCATAATGTAGGAAAACAATATTGTTACTATGTATATGATAAGCAAATGAGTAAAAGAAACAAGTTGTCATGGCAATAAAAACATTTAAGGAAATATTAAATAATCATGGGTATAGAATATCTTCAAACGATAGAAAAATATTTGAAGAAGGTAACCTTGAGTCCTTCTTTGGATTTGGTGAAAAGGATGCTATTGAGTTTATTGTATATGATTTAAACGATAACCAATTACCACAAATAAATGATGACTTGGTTAGATATGTTCCATTGACAACTGCAAACATTAAAGATTATTTTTTAATAGCTGAGGGAACTGTACTTAAAAAAAATCAATTTCCAACTGAATATTTTATAGATGTTGAAAGACTTTTAAGAGAAGCTGGATATGATAATGGTATATTTAAAACACAAATAACATTACTTAACAAAAGAGTAGGTAGCGAAGCTGCAGCAGATAGTTTGTGGATAGCAGAAATATCACCATCACGTACAGAGGTTAGATTATTACCATTAAAAAAAGGATTACAACTAAATCCAGAACTTAAAAAACGATTTGATTTATTTATAAATAATGGTGAATTCAGAGATGATACTATAAATTTAGCATTTAATTTTATTGAAAAAGTAAATCCAACGGTAATTGATAATTTTTTAAAATCAAAGTATTCAACTAAGTGGTTAGATAAAATGGTTTCGGAATTTAAAATAAAAGATTTTGATACACTTTCAACTAAAGTATTTGAAAAATTTGTTGAAGCATCTTTTTATGAATTTACAAATAGAATATCTGATATTAGGGATGTTAAATATGGTAAACCAAAAACTGAAAGACCTGTAATAGAATTATCAGTAAATCAAATAGAAAGTATTTGTAAGAGGATATTGATTATGTGTATTGATTTTTATCTATCAAAGCCTGATGTTAAAAAAGAAGCTACTTATGATGCTGGGATGGATGATAGTATTGATATTGTTGGTAAAGTATTACAAAGAATTGATTCAAACAATACAATAGATACAAGTAGTCCTGTAATTAAAAAAGCAGAAATAATAAAACCAATACTAACAGCTAAGGAATTAAAGTTGGAGGAAGAAATTAAAAAGCAAATACCCCCACCTCCACCACCTGATGTTATAAAAGTGTTACCAGTAGAACCTGAACCAATAATAGTGACCCCTATCGATGAACCACCATATGAACAACCATCACCACCAAGTGGCGGTGGAGGCGGTGGAGGCGGCAGCATCTACCAAGAATATGATACATTGGATAGACAGAATTTGGCAGATGGTGGTATGGGTAGAGAACGAATTGAATATACATAATATAAAAATTAATAAATGAAAGCAGTAGACGAAAACGCTTTTGATAATGGGTTTGGTGTAAGTGAATCTCAACAGCTAAACAATCTCGATAATCAATCGGGCATTGGTATAGGTGGTGGCTCTGGCGTTGGTATTTCATATGGTGGCGGTGGAGGAAGTACTGCCGGATTTATACCAATTGTAGATACGCCAAATGTAGCTAATACTGATAATAAAAATATACTTTACATTAAATCAAATACAGAAGCAAGTATTTATGTAAACGATTTACCATTATATCAAACTACAAGCTACGGACTTTCAGTATCTTTGAGTGATTTATTAACCAACGGTCCTAAAAACATTACTGTACAAAAAGAAGGATATTCATCAGGTGAAAAATTTATAATAGATATTGTACAAAATCCAAAATATTATGTACCATATATAGCTTTAGATATAAATCCATATGATAGTTTAGTAGCATATAGTACTAGGGGTCTTCCAAACTATACAAATGATACTAATAATTTATATACATACGATCCTGAAACTTATAAAAGTGTTTACTCAACAACACCGGCATATACATTTAGAATAAGAAAATTTGTAGGAGATGTACTTGAAACAAGTTATAATTATGATGTAGATTCGCAAGATAAATCTATTGATTTTACATTAGCTCAAAATGAAGTAATACAAAATCCAACAGACCCACTTGTTCCAAAAATTAAATTAAATGTAGCAATAGATGGACCAAATAATTCTGTTACTTTTATAAAAAATAAAAAAGAATTAGCTGGAGTTGAATCATTTAATTTGACCAATGGAGTTAGTGAAATTGAAGATAGTGCAGATTCTGAACTATCATATTCAATACAAACATCTAATATAAATTCATATAGAATTACTAAAATAGTAATTAGTGGTGAAGGTATAAAAACACAAACATTAGAAGCAACTTCTGCTTTAGAAAGTATATCTACACTTGTAAATTTTGATAGAAATTTAAATATTAGTATTACTAGTGAAAACTTTGCTATAATCCAAGCTACAGTTCCTATAATAACATTTACAAATCCAGCGCAATTAGTATCTCAAGACTTTACACAATATAATATTAATTCAGATGCAGCAGTTCCAATTGGATTGAATCTTTTTGGAAATACTACAAAAGTAACTGCATATGTAAAGGATAAAACATATGAATTTAATGTTAGTGGTCAAAGTGCCATAATAATAATACCATCAAAAACATTTGATGTAATTGGAAAATACACAATAAAATTAGTTCCAAATAATGCTGATGGAGATGGCGATGTTATAGAAACAGCATTGGTAGCTGTGGATGATATATGGGTTGGTGTTCCTGATATTAGAAATATACAATATCCTTCTGTATTAAGAGGACCTGATTATGTAGGTACTGATGTTGATTTTAAAATATCATTTGATTCTGTTGATGCTGATTATGTTAGAATGTACGTTGGTAGTACTAATTCTAATTTTACACAATTACCAAAAAATGGTACACATACATTTAATTTTAAGCAATTATTAATAAATGCCGGAACTAACGTTTCGGAAGACCAAGATATAATTAATTTACAATTAATTTTAATTCCATATAATATAAGTGGAAGACAGACTGTAACTGGTAAGCAAGAATTAATTACAATTCAATTTGATAAAGGTGATTTAACAATTCCTAGAGAAGTTGCTATTAGTAGAATTGCGGAAGGATTTATTGCACAATTTGATAAAACTATTTTTGCAGATGAAACTTCAAAATACTTAACTCACTTATTGCATATTGGTAATGGTGATAATAAAGTAATTACAACTTGGACTGGCGATAATGATTCACTTATATTAAAATTATATGAGCCATTAGAAACAACTGTACAACCAAATCAGCAAGTTTGGATTTCTAAATTACAAGCTGACCCAATAGTTGAAACAATAACAATTAGTGGAGTTGATACAAGCTATTGTGCACCACTAAAAGGACCTAATTTTTTATTAGAGCCTGATAATGGAACTTCTTTTAAGATATTTGATGATTTGATAGCAAGTGGTTCTACTACATCAAATGATATCTTAAATAAAATAACATCACAAAATAATATTGATACCGAAAAGTTAAATATTCAATATGTTAATGGTTCTTCCTATACATTTAACCAATTTGTACATTTTGGTTCAGCCGCTGAACGATTAAAAAACTTTTATTATAAAATAAACATTTTACAAGAATATCAAGCAAAATATTTAAGTTTAACACAAACAACATTTCCAATTGGTTATTTATTAACTGAAGATACTGGTGGCGATGGTACTCCTGAAATTCAAGGTGATGAGATTTTAATTGGTGAACAAATAGACCCAATTTTACAATTACAATACGAAGTACCACAAGTAATTCCTGCACCATATGCATTGATTCAAGCTAACTCTGTTGCTGAAAAAATAAGTAATTTAATAAAAACATTTGATGGATATGAAAAATTCTTATTTAAATCAGAAAATGATTTAGCATACCCAAAAGTAGATTATTTTAACTCAACAACATCATTAACTTATAGAGTGTTAAGACCTATAACAAATCCATTGGTTGTTAGTTGGTATGATACTGCATTGGCTGATTCGGAAGAATTTGATAAATATAATTCATATGCAATGCGTAATAATCTTCCTGAATATATAACTGAAGATTATGATAACGCCGATTTTATTCTATTCTTAGATATGATTGGGCAACATTTTGATATTTTATGGGTTTATATAAATGGAATAAAAAAAGCTAAAAACGTAGAACATAAAGAAGAATTAGGAGTGCCTGATTCGTTGGTTAGTTCTATGCTAAACTCAATGGGTTGGACTGAAAAAAGAGCATTTAATTCTCAATTACTTTGGGAATATATGTTTGGTACAACTCAAGATGGATATCAAAAATATGGAAGAAGCTTACAAGATGCAAACTATGAAGTATGGAGAAGAATTTTAAATAACTTACCATACCTATTAAAGCATAAAGGTACTTCTAGGGCACTTAAAGCTGTAATGGCTTGTTATGGTGTACCTCAATCTATGTTGACAATAATGGAATTTGGTGGACCTCAAGATCCAACTAGAGGTGGGGTTAGTAAATTTACATTCGATGATAGAACCGCAGCAATTGTATTAGATAATAATTCATCTGTAAGGGTTCCTTGGAAACAAACAAAAACTGGAGATTATCCTAATTGTATTGAGTTTAGAATATTACCAGCATCAATTACATCAACGCCACAAAGATTAATATCATCAAGTCAATGGAATTTAGATTTATTACAAACTACTGGTTCTTTTGCAACATTAGAATTAAACTTTGGTGGTGATATATCAACAAGTACTTATATTTTAGAACCATTTATAAGTGCATCTGTTTCAACATATTACTTTGATACGGCTAGTAATTATCCATATGCTTATGGTCCTGATTTAAAAACAGGAAGTTTAGGATTTCCAATATCACTTGAAAATTATTCAAATGTAGCAATAAATAGATATAATTATGGTGGTGCAACATCTTTGTATGAAGTTTGGTTAGGTACTTCAAATGGTACTAGACAAACTACATTTGTTAGTATGTCTATATTAACGGATGATACGCAATGGGAAAGTGGTAATTATATTGAGGTTGGTAGCAATGGGTATTCTGGTAATTTAGATGAATTCAGATTATGGACCGTTCCATTACAAAGAAGTAAATTTGAAAACCACACATTATTTCCAGATGCAATTAATGGTAACGATTTTGATTCATCAACAAAAGATTTAGTATTCCGTTTGGATTTTGAATATCCTAAAGATAGAGTATTAGACCCATATATTAAAAACGTTTCAATAGATACATCTTATGTTGGTGATACTGGATTTGCAACGGCTAGTAATTTCCCTTCAATTCCAGCATATCCATATAACTATATTCCATATGATAGAACTGTAACAGCAAATGTTCCATCTTTAGGATTTAATGTTTCTAATAAAATTCGTTTTGAGGAGCAAACTTTAATAGGTGACCTTTCTTACAAAACTAGAGCAACTCAAAAATCATTTGATAGAGCTCCAATAGATTCAAATCGTTTAGGATTATTTTTCTCTCCAATCAAGGAGTTGAATATGGATATCTTAAAAGCATTTGGTGATTTTAATATTGATAACTACATTGGAGATTTTGGCGATGAATATAAGAGCAACTATAAACAATTAGATATATTAAGACATTATTATTTTGAAAGATTAGATAATAGAGATATCTACGAATATATTAGATTAATAAGATATATAGACAAATCATTATTTGAAGTACTTTCTGATTTAGCTCCTGTTAGAACAAACATATCTAAAGGATTATTAATTGAACCACATTATTTAGAAAGAAATAAAACTCGTTGGGATAAACCAAACTCATTGAGAAATGATTTTGAAACATTTATTGATACAAATAGAGATGTACTATTGGATGCGGAATCTATACCAAAAGATGCTATATTAGATGCATCAGAAATAACAAATCTATTTGGAGATGTTAGTAATAATACGGGTATAGTAGATGCAAACGATGTTATACAATTAGAAGCAACTAATCCATCTTACAATAGTAATATTGACGCAAATGATGGAGTTTTATTAGAAGGTAGTGCACCATTTTACGATATGGAAATACAATGTCCAACTGGTGCAAGTTTTTCTGGTGAAGCTGATTCATTTACGTTTACTGAAGTGGGTATGGATAGAGATTCTCTTGCTAATGCTGGTTATGGTTTATATGCTACTAATGGTACTGGTTTAGTTAGAAGTTATGACCCTTTATTCGGTAACTATCAAGAAACAGGCAGTAGAAAAAATATATTTTTAATAAAACAGCAATATACTCAAAAAATAAATACACAAACAGAAGGATATCCAGCAACACCATATGGACAAGTTAAGTACGAAAAGATAGCTGTTACAAAATATAGATATAAAGTTGGAATATTGCCATTTAGTACTGGTTCATATGGAGTTCCATTTTTCCCAAGCGCAAGTGGAGATTTGGTAGAAATAACACCACTTAAAGGATATTTTCCTACACATTATATATATAAAAATAATTTAGGTGAAGGTATGAAACGTTCATTTTGGAAAGGTTCTGTTCAAAATTCAACAACCACACCTGATGGACTAGACCCAGTTGAAATATTTACTACTAATCCTAATATTCTTAGAGTTGCTAAAACTGGTAGAGGTAGTGGTGAACCAATACTTGAGGTAGATTAATTGAAAAATAAAAATTAGTTATATTTATAGAATATAGATAAAAAACAATATCAAATGGCATACTTAGATAACTCGGAAATTACAGTTGATGCAATTCTTACCAAAAAAGGAAGACAAAAATTAGCATCCGGTCAATCATTAAACATTACAAAGTTCGCTTTGGGTGATGATGAAATTGATTATACGCTTTACGAACCAGCACATCCAAAAGGTTCTGCATACTACGATTCAGCAATTAGAGCTATTCCTATTACGGAAGCTAGTCCTGATGAAACACAAGTATTAAGATATAAATTAGTTACCCTTCCAAAAGGAACTACTCAAATTCCAACTGTAAGATTGGGTGTACCTTCTATTAGTGTTAATCAATATGAAGGTGGTGTAGGATTATCTCCAACAACATCTCCTGCTGGAAATCAAAATGCTGGATACACAATGGTATTAGCAGACCAAAGAGCTGGTACAGTAACTGTAACTAGAGGAGCAAGTGGTACTGGTACTACATTATTCTTAGGTGATGAAATTACAACAACGGCACAAGTTGTTACTGGTTTAGAATTTAGATTCACTCCAAATCCAAACTTAACAATTGATGTATCTACTACAATAACTGTATTTGGTAATGAAACTGGAGGTTCTCAAACTATTCCTGTAATCGTAACATACAAAGCAACCGCATAAAAATAAAATAGAAATATAAAATGGCACTAATAAACGACCCAAATATAACCGACCAGATAAGAGCATTGGCTAATACTGGTACGATTGATTCAAATCAAATTGTACAAATATTAAACTCAGTTTTACCTGCAGGTCAACAAATCGCATCAACCGGTGTAACTG